TATTTTTCTTTGTTGTGAAAGACTTCCACCACCAGCTTTTCCTTTTCTACCACCGGGTGTTACTTTGCCAGAACAAACTGCTGATGCATACATATTTGCGTACGCGCTTGGGTACACTTTAAATTTTCTTTTTGCAGCAGCTTTTCCTCTTGGACAAAGTTTACCCATTATTTTGCCGTTTCATCAAATTTCTTTTTAGCTAATTTTTCAGCTTCTTTTGGAGAATAACCTTCATCTAAAAAATCTTCATAAAGTCTTTCAAGTATTGCATCATTATCAATTGGAACAAAACCTCTACCACTACCATCTTTAAATCCTTGTCTTTGAATTTTAGCAAGTCCACTTCCTCTTATTTGTTTACCTATTCCAGACATTAAATACCTTTTTGATTTTTGTTAAAAATATTATCTTTACATCTTGGTCTTGATTGTCTTTTTAGACCTTGTCTTTTTTCAAGAAGAAACCAATCGCGATCTCTAATAATTCTAAGTCGTTCTTTTAAAAAGTCTCTCCAGTTCATTTTTTCCTCTTTGACATTCCAGCTTCTGAAAGAGCAATTGCAATTGCTTGTTTTCTAGATTTTACAACTGGTCCTTTTTTACTTCCAGAATGTAATTTTCCAGCTTTAAATTCTTTCATTACTTTTCCAACTTTAGCTTGGCCACCTTTTGCTTTTTTAATTACTCCTCGACCAATTAAAACATCTTTAAAAGTTGTTTTACCATCTCCGCTTAAATCAGGAAACGCTTTACCACCTCCTTTAAATTCTTGTCTTTGAATCTTAGCAGCACCAGTTCCTCTAGTTTGAATTCCAAGTCCAGCCATTATCTTTTCCCTTTCATTATTTTGCCTTTTTTCTTTTTAGACATTTTAGCAGTTAACATATCTGCTTTTCCACCTTTTTTCATTTTAGGTCTTGGTCGTATTCCATAATCGTTTCTCATTTTTTTCTCCTATCCATTTTCTTGTTCTTTGTTTACAGGTTTATTTGCCATCGTTCTTGCAACTGATTCAGCAGATCGACCTATCACATAACCTCCGAGTCCAACATTCAATAATGTCCAAACATCGCCAGGTAATTCAAAGGTTATAATTGAACCAAAGAATATTTTTATAACTGGTCCTATAACATAGTTCCATATTAAAATAAAGATTAAGACATACATCAAAAGGGGTCTCCAAGATGATGCAAACCAACCAGCTTTTGCTTCAGCTTCTATGATTTTAGCTGCAGCTGTTAATTCTTGTGTATGAGATTGTAATAATTGAGTTTGTAATTGAGATTTTAACTTTTCTTGTAAATCTTTATCAGGGACAGCTTTTTCAATTGTATTAAATAGGATTTTTGCAAGTGGTGCAACAGCTCCTAACATTTGAATCATGGTTTAATACCACTTGGCTGATCTTTTTTTCTCTGGAAGCATAGCCCGTTGACCACCAACAGGGACAACTTGAGTTTCTTGTGGATTTGAAACTTCAACATCAATCCCACCTTTTAAAAGACCATCAGGTTGAGTAAATTGTGAATGGTTTATTGTTTTAGAGGCTTTATTATTTTTTTTCATGAACAAATTATACTCCTTTTTGTTAAATTTTAAAACTTATTTTTGTTGATTTCTTAACTTTGCAGTCAAAATAGTCTTTTCTATTGAAGTATCTGCTCTTAACTTAGCTAAATCTTCATTTTGTTTGATTTTTTGACTGTCTATAGACTGTGTCATCATGGCTTTCATTCTATCAAGGTTAACTCTTTCATTGGTTTCTTGTCTTTTCCTATCATTTTCTTGTGCCACTAAGTCTAATTCTCTAGATTTAAGCTTAGCAATAGGATCATTATCAAATTGTGAAGTTATTTTCTGTTCTTCCTTCATAAATTCCTCCATCATCTCTGCAATTAAGACAGCTTTTCTTGATTCAATTTTTTCAGAGAGCATTTTCATTTGAATTTGCACTTGTGGATTTTGAATCATCATAGGATTCTGTTGCATTTGTTGTAATTGAATCATTTCTTGTCTAAATTCTATTTCGACTTGTTCTTGAGACATTAAGGAAATATGTTCAAAGATATTTTTCTCTAATGAAGCCATAATAATTGGTGCATTTCTTGCCATGTTTGTTGCCATAAAATTTAAATGCGCAGTTATATGTGCTCTGTGATCTTGACCTGGAAATGCTTGAAATGGTTTTCCTGCAAGTGAGTCAATATGTTCTAATGCTGGATCTTTTGGCATGGGTTGTTCTGGTCTCATTAAAATTTTATCAATATCTCTCACTCCAAGTGCTTCATACATAGTTCTATAAATTTCATACATGTTATGAATTGCAGGATTTGCCATTGCGAGTTGCAATTCTGTTTGTGCTAAACTAATTCTTTGTGTTTGTGAAAATATATTTGGATCAGCGACTGGTATAATATCTACTTTGTCATCAAAGTCTGCTTGTTTTATTGTTCTTTGTCCACCAACAACATTGTAAGGATATTCTGGTGGTAAATATAATTTAAATACATTTGCAAGTAATTTAAATTCTTGTTTCATTGCAGAATATATTCTTTTGTGAATCGCAGACATAACTCGACTTCCACGTTCCAGCAAAGCCACGGTCGTGCCCACTGCTGCTTGCTGGTTCCCATCCCCTACTTGCATGTCAGCAATTGAAGCAAAACGCTGACCTGCTTGAACCACGACCCCCATAAGTGCTAACAATGTTTGCGACGGTTCTTTAAATGGTAAAGGCATAAACGCATCTCTTAAATTTCCACCTGGTGCATCTACATCTCTAAACTCTCCTGGTTGTAATGGTTGTGCATCATCTCTTACACGGATTCCTCGCATTTTAAATCCAGCAGGTAAATTAGATAATGTTCCTGCATCTAATAATTGTCTAAGAGCAGATGTTGCAGTTCTTGATAATCCACCAATCATATGAATTAAACCAAATCCATAAAATCCTAAACCTGGTAAAAATTTAAAATGTACAAAATAATTTGTCTTTCTTTTTTTTACATCGGCAGCATCATAGTTTCTTCTAATAGATAAAATTTTTCTAGAACTTTCCTCTAATGTTACAATATAAGGTAGTTTAATCCCTGTAGTTTCACCATTTATACCTTTATCTTCAAATCCTTCTAAATCTAAATACACATGGTTTTCTAGCAATGTATAAACGTTGTAGTTTTCTGTTTCTGTAATGCCAGAAATTTCTCTTTCTTTCTGTTTTATTTCAGAAAGATTTTGTTCAACTGGTTCCGACAATTTTATGTCTCTATAAAATCCATTTACTTGTTGTTTTCGTAAATCATTTTCAGATATTTTAAATACATGAACAACTGCTTCGGCGTCTTCAAGAGATGAAGCTGTATATGGAACAACTAAATCTTCCGCAGGTATAAATTGTGACATTGCTCTACCAAGAAGTTCATCATAGTAAACTTTTTTAAATGTTGAACCTGATAATGGTAAATAAAATAACATTTGATCAAATTCTGGTTCGTATTCTTTCATAACATCCATCATTTGATAATTCATAAATTCTTTAACACGTTCTGATTGTTGTTCTATTTCTGGAGTGGATAATCCTATGATTTGAGTTCTAACTGGACCTTCAGCTGGTAATAATTCCTTGTATGCTAATGCTTGAAATTGTGTAACTGCTTCTGCAAGAACAGGATGTGTTGCACCACTTGCTCCTTGAAATGGTTCTGTTCTTCTTTCATATTTAAATCCTAAAAGATCAAGACCATTAGTATAAGTCATTTCCCAATCTTGTCTTGATTGTTTATAGTCTGTGTAATCTTGATACAAATCAGATCCTAATCTATCTAAATATGTATCATCTAAAAATTCTGTTAAATTTGCATTATGATCTGCAATAATAGATTTGTTTTCTTGGCCAAAATTTATATCTACACTTCCATCTTCGTTTTCAACAACGTCTGTAGGACTTGTTGGGACTGTTTCAACAGATTGTGCTATCTGTTCTACCTCTAGTTCTCCAGGTGTAAGTTTATCTGCTACGTTTGGTAACGACTTGTCTATTTCTGCCATTTGTTGTTTTCTCCGAGTTGACTGTTTTAACAGTATTATAGTTAATATTCAAGCCTTGAGAATTAGGACCTCGTAGTGGTGGCACAGTTGTTGTCAGTTTTTTAATCAACTACTCCGCCCTTTGCAAATTTTGCACCAATGTTAAACATAATACCTCTTCCCATTTCATCTTTTAATAAACGAATACCACTTTTAATATTTTCCTTATCATACTCAAAACCTGCTCCAGTATAATCTCCTTGTTTTTGAACAAAAAATCTACTATCTGGATTTATGTTATATATGCCTTCATACATTGTTTTATCTCTGTCATAAGGATTAAGAGATCTAGCAGCATACACATTAAAATTATCTCCTCCATAACCAATTGCTGGTTTTTGATCAGTCATAAGAGACGAAAGAAATTCTTTAGCTTCTTTTTCGCCACCTGAAGTAGCTACAATTGGTTTACGTCTTTCCAACACGCCAAAGTAAATACCACCAGCTGGTTTATTTTCTTTAATTGGTGGTATTTCTGAAAATTCTGTTCTTTCTTCAGAACCTTCTTGAAAATTAACACGACCTCCCATTGCGAATTCCATAACTTGTTGTTCTTCGGGAGTAAAACTTGGATTAATTATTTTTTGAACAATAGGCACATTTAATATGTTTTTTCTAGTTTCAATTTTTTTTTCTAAAAAAGGTTCATAAACTTCTTTATCAAATCTTTCATCACTTTGATCTGCTTCATAAAATATGTTTCCTTTATTATCTGTTAAAAAATCTACGTACTCTTGATTTGATTTATCTTTAAAATCTGGGTCTAATTGTTTTCTAGCAGTTAAAAATTCAGGATCTGCTTCTCCTGCATCAATAGTTTGTATTAATGATCTTCTTTGTATTGCTAATTTTTCATCGGGCGTTAAATTTTTTTTATTCCAAGAATATTTAGCAGTGGCTCTTACTGGACCAGGCACTCCTAAACCTCCTTCTATGAGAGCATCAACAACAGGTGCTCCTTCCTCGTACATTTGTTCAGCTTCATAAATTCCTAGTCCAACACCCACGGGAGCTAACACTTTCATAACAGGAGCTAAAATTTTACCTGTTTTAATATCGGAGCCTATTGATTTGAGGTAGTCAAAAATACTTTCTTGATTTGGGAGAATATGCATAAACAATGCACCCTCCTTTACAGCGGGAACTCTTGATTGAATTAATTTTTCAGCAGCAGCATCTTTACCTTTTTTAATTAAATTAACTGCTTTTCTTAAGTTAGGTTGTTTTATTTCTTCTGGATCTGCAACTGCAGATACGTTTTTAATGTATTCAAATAAACTTTTTTTTAAAGTTCTTTGTTTTGTCACTCCTTT